CGGCGCAACAGAGCTCACGGTTTCAACCGCGACCTCACTCACGAACATCCACACCACGGACACCCTCACGGGCTTGGAAGTTCGCCGAGCAGTCCGCACGCTCAAAAAGAACAAGGCATACCCGTTCTCGGGTGGCATGTTCCGAGCGATTATCGGACCGGACACGGCCATGGACCTCATGGGCAACTCAGAATGGCTTGACGCTCACCGCTACACCACAGCCGATGCAATCGAACGTGGCGTGGTTGGAAAGCTTCACGGCGTAGAGTTCGTTGAGACCAACGACCAGCTTTACAGCTTGTCAGCGGGCTTCTCAACAGACGCAACCAACATTGCAAACATCTACTCGAACTTCTTCTTTGGCGCACACGCGTACGCGGTTATCAATCTTGGTTCAACCACAGGACCTCGCATCTATGTGAAGACCCCTGGCGCGACCTCGACCGACAACCCGTTGGACATGTTCTCGACGGTTGGCTGGAAACAGCCGTTCGCAGTCAAGACGCTCAACGCAAACTGGCTTATCGAGCTCAAGACAGGAGCAACTGACGGCAAGAACGCCGCATAGTATAATCAACTAATTGATTGTTTTGGGGCGGCCGACTCTCTGAAAGCCGCCTCAATACAGAGAGAGCAATCAATGAACAAAATTTCACAATTCAAGTTCAAGGAACAGGAAATAGACCTCCTCGTCCACAAAAATGAAATCGGGTACTCAATGACCGTCGACGGCAAGCCGTACGGACTCAAAGTAACCATGCCCTCCCGAAAGACCCAGGACATCGCATCATCAGTACTTCTTCTTTTCTTCAACATATTTGAAACACTAGAAGTGGTAAAAAAAGATGTTCCTGAAGCCTCCTCATAAACAAGAGATATTCTTCGATAATGGTTCAATGCGCGTCATAGACGCGGTCGTTCGCATTGAGCAGGGGAATTGGTTCCATATCTTATCAGCAGACGGCGTGGAGTACATTACAAATCCACACCGTATTTTATTTGTACGTATAAAAAAATATGACCGCAAGCGAACTAGAGGCGGAGCTTCGGGCGCTCGACGAAAGAATCTCAGTCATTCCAAACCCAAATCGTCCCGGGCTCTCAAACGTAAAACTGGACGGAATTGATATCTGTCCCGTCCCGTCAGACGACATCAAGGAGATGAGAGACGAAAACTACCGATACACCTTTCCAACCGGACACTCAGCACCACACAACTCAAAGGCAGACGTTATGCAGAGAGTACACCACGTACTCACATTATTAGAGACCGACGAAGGAAGAGAACTATTCTATGACAAATAAAAGAATCTTGATTACGGGGGTGGCGGGTTTCATCGGAAGCCACTTCCTTCAGCACGTCCTCGAAAACACAGACTGGGACATTGTTGGCGTTGCTTCGTGGAAGCATAAGGGTACCCCTGAACGAGTAGAAGAGGTGCTCGCATCGAACCCAGAGTGGAAGAAGCGCGTAGAGATTATCACCCATGACCTCGAGTCTCCGTTTACCGAGACCACCAAGAAGAAGTTGGGAAAGTTTGATTACATTGTAAACATCGCCGCCCAGAGCCACGTGGAGCGCTCGATTGACGACCCGGTTCCGTTTGTACAGAACAACGTCAACTCAGTGCTCACGATGCTTGAGTTTGCCCGAGAGACCAACCCAGAAGTCTTCCTCCAGATTTCAACCGACGAAGTGTACGGTGTCGCCCCGACCGGTGTGAACCACCGAGAGTGGGCATCCATCCTACCCTCAAATCCCTACTCAGCATCAAAAGCCTGTCAGGAAGCCATCGCCATCTCGTACTGGAGAACGTACGGTGTCCCGCTCGTCATTACCAACACCATGAACAACTTCGGTGAAATGCAGGACGCCGAGAAGTACATCGCCAAAACCATCCGGCTTGTGGCGAAAGGGGAAACCATCCCCGTCCACGGAAAGGAGGGACAGATAGGCTCACGGTACTACCTACACGCCCGCAACCACGCGGATGCGCTCCTCTTCCTCCTCAAGCGTGGGAAGGTAACGAAGTTTGACGAAGACCACCTGGTACCCGACCGGTACAACGTGGTGGGAGACATCGAGCTCGACAACCTCACGGTTGCAAAAATCATCGCAGAGATTATGGGGAAGACGCTCAAGTACATCCTCGTTGACTTCCACTCGACCCGCCCCGGACATGACCGCAGGTACGCACTCGACGGGTCAAAGCTCCGCTCACTCGGATGGAAACCGCCGGTTGAGTTCAGAGAGTCACTCCGTCGGTACATTACCTGGACAATCGAACACCCGCTATGGCTGTAAAACTATTCAAACCGTTTGTGTCGTGGTGGGCTGTGTGGGAGGTTCTCAAGACTCTCCGCTCAGGACAGCTTGCCGAGGGACCGCGGGTAAAGAAATTCGAACATGAGTTCGGGCGAAAGTTTGGACACAAGAACGTGGTTGCCCTCAACTCGGGCACCTCTGCTCTGGAACTCGCGTACGAACTGGCTGATATACAACCAGGTGACGAGGTTATCACCCCTGTGTTCACGTGCACCGCCACCAACCTTCCACTTCTGCGTCTCGGCGCAAATATAGTTTGGGCAGACATAGACCGCGACCTAAACGTAAACATAGATGATGTCAAAAAGAAAATCACGAAAAACACCAAAGCAATCGTATTTGTCCATTTCGGCGGAAACAATCGGGGACTTAGCGAGTTGCTTAGACTTTGCAAGGCTAAATCCATCACTCTCATTGAGGATGCGGCTCAGGCTGTCGGCTCAGATTACTGGGGGAAAGGAGACTTCACTTGTGTTTCACTCCAGGCCATCAAGACCCTCACGTCTGGTGACGGGGGGGTCCTTATATGCAAAAAACGAAAAGACTACGACCGCGCCCGTCGGCTTCGGTGGTTTGGGTACGACCGAGAAGAAAAGCAAAAGAAAGGTGACACCGACCTCAAAGAAGCGGGGTACAAGTACCACATGAACGACGTGTCCGCCGCTATTGCTCTCGGAAACCTTAGGGTAATCGACAAGATAATAGAACACAGAAAAATGCTCTTGTCAATATACCGTAAACATGGGTTCACTGGTGGGCTTTGGATGGTGAGCGGACTGTTCGCCAAGCCGGAGCAGGTGAAGAAAAACCTCGCCAAACTCGGGTACGCCTCAGGCCAACACCACTTCAGAAACGACAGGTACACAGTGTTTGGTGGGCGGAAGAGGCTCCCCGTTATGGATGCGGTGGAGAAACACTACCTCCACCTCCCCATTCATCACGACGTAAGCACTCGGGATGCACAGATAATTGCGGAGACCGCATGTTTGTAAACCCCCACATCCAAAGTTCATACAGGAAACACGCTCTCGGAAAGACCCTCTACGACATGGTTGTTCAGCATAAACCTAAGGCGGTGGTTGAGTTTGGAACGTACCATGGTTACTCCGCCGCGTGTATTGCCCAGGGTCTCCGAGACAATGGGTTCGGAAAGCTCACCTCGTACGACCTGTGGGACCGATACGAGTTCAAACACGGCGACCTCGAGAAGACCAGAGAAAACCTCAGAGTGCTCGGACTCGATGGGTACGTTGACCTTGTAGACGGAGACCTCTCAGACTGGCTCAAGAACCCCACCGACTTCGACATGGCGCACATTGACGTCTCAAACACGGGGGACACAATCGAGTCGCTCAAGCAGATAAACAGACCTGACCGCGTGATTATGTTCGAGGGTGGGTCAAAAGAACGAGACGAGATAGGGTGGATGAGGAAATTTAGCAAACGGCCGATTGTCGGTTCGGCCCAGTATCTTATTTTGGACGACAGATTCCCGTCCATTTCAATGCTTATATGAGGCTCGAAGATGTAAAAAACGGCGCAAGGAAGATAGAATCCTATTACAACGTGTATGAAAATCACTTCTCTCAAATACGAGAAAGGAAGATTCGTATACTCGAAATCGGTGTACAGGGGGGTGGCTCATTACAAATGTGGAGAGACTATTTCCCCAACTCAGAAGTTGTCGGGCTAGACGTCTGCTCATACATACCGGGAGTTTTTGGCCCAAGAATCACCACAATACAGGGAGACCAAGCAGATACCGACCTACTAAAGACACTAACCGGATTCGATATAATTATTGACGACGGTGGGCACACCATGAAACAACAACAAACGTCGTTTGATATTTTGTTTCCACTTCTAAACGGGGGTGGTATATATGTTATAGAAGACCTCCACACGTCGTTTTATAGAGACTTCAAAGATATAGACACCCTCACAACAAACATGATTGCAGACCTTATGGTACAGGTAAACATGTCTGCCTTCGACACACCACGAGGAGACAAAAATATGAAGCCCGCCAAGGACCTCTCAATCTCAGAGATACACTCGTACCCCAGCATAACCCTAATATATAAAAAATGAAAATAGCTGTTGTAGCGTCGGGCTGGCACTTCCCGCTCCATTTTTACAAGACGATGGCGAAGCAGTTCGTTCCCCCAGACTGGACGATGGACTTGTTTGTGGTGGCCCATAGACTTCCAGAACACGCGGAGCCCGAGGTCAAACAGTTTCTATCGACCATAAAAAAACGTCGTGACGTCAGGGCGATTCTTGACCGGCGGTTCTACAAAAAAGTTGCGACCGTGGAAGAGATACAGAAACTTGGCTGGAACTTCTCCCTCGAACCAAACACCATCGGAGACTGGGGCAACGCAAACCAGTGGCTTGAGAAGCACGACTACAAAGAATACGACATCATCCTCTTCACGCACGACGACAACCTCATCCTCAACTACCAACTCATTCATAACGTGGTGAAGGGGGACGAGTATGATAGCTGGCTCATTCTCTCAAACTCCACCGGTATGCCTCCGGGTATGCTCCGCGGTTCGTTCGAGTTCTTCAAAAGAGAGATGCTCGACCGTATCGGAGGGAAGTTTGACATGTCTCTCGTGAAACTCACCCGCGAGGGGGTGACGTCCACAAACGGAGACCTCGCGCAACTCACCGACTGGAACAACACCGTCACGCCCCTAATGGACTTTATAGACAAGGAAAATCTCCGAGAGAAGGTCGGAGCCATGTCTCCCTGCTACCGCGTGTCGATGTTCTGCATCGAGGGTGAGCGGGGCTTCATCTCCAACACACACGGGATAAACACCGAACAAGAGGAGCGTGGAATCGCCACCCTCCAACACCACGGAATTATATGATAACGGTAGTAACTTCAATCACCGGCGCATACGACGGGCTCATCGAAGACCAGAACCGCGGTCGTGCGAAGTTCGTGGCCTTCACCGACGAACCCCAGTGGTCAGACACGTGGGAGATACGAAAGGCGTGCGACCTGTTCAAAGACCCACGAAGGAACTCACGGATTCACAAGATTCTTACCCACCAATACATAGACACGGAATACTCCATATGGATTGACGGCAACCTCAGACTCCTCGTCCCCCCGGAAGAGCTCGTCGAGAAGCACCTGAGGAATCACGACATCGCACTCTTCCGCCACCCGACGAGAGACTGTGTGTACGACGAGATGGACGCGGTCCTCACGCTTGGGTTTGAAAACGGAGACATCCTCCAAGAACAGGCCACCGAGTACTCCAAACAGGGATTCCCCGAACACCGGGGGCTCACTGAAAACAACGTCATCATTCGCAGACACACCCCCAAGGTTGAGGAATTGAACAACGCCTGGTGGTCGGAGTACTGTCGGTTCTCAAAGAGGGACCAGACCTCGTTCATCCCCGCGGTCGACCGCGCGGGTACGCGGGTAAACATTATCAACGAGACGTGGGCCCCGTACAACGGAACCTTCCGCCGTGGAGGGATAGAGTACGCCAACCACCTCAAACCAAGAGTATGAAAATTTTGGGATATAGGAACGACTTTGCGGTCAACGAGACTCGCAAGAAAACCGATGCGTATGGAGGACTTGGGTACTACCGAACAGTCAAACCATGCGAGAAACTCAAGGAGAAGTATGACGTAACCGTTTGGGGAAGAAGGATGATAGATACTTCCGCTAACCCCATAGAACTTTGGACGAAGGTGTTCAATGAGTACCACGTCCTCTGGACACGCTATTTTGATAAGGGCGGTGCGATTTCATATCTTATGGGTATGAGGGACCACTTCACCAACGACCTCGGAAAGACCAGAAAGGTTGTGGTGGACATCGACGACTGGCACCTCGGGGTTGACGAATCAAACCCAGAGTACCAGGCCTACGCGCCGGGGAAGTCAAAGAGAGCCGTGGTCTCGGCGATGTTCTCCCTCGCAGACGCGATGACGGTATCAACTGAACCCCTCAAAGAAGCCTACTCCAAATACCTCAAAGACGTGTACGCGATAGACAAGCCCATCTTCGTCGTTCCGAACTTCAATGATGTAAACGACTGGAACTTCACACCGGCAGAGAGGGACCCGAATAAGGTGGTTATTGGGTACACGGGTTCAATAACACACAACGACGACCTGACGATGGTTCTCCCGACACTCAGGAAACTCATGGAGAAGTACCCCCACGTACACCTCCAACTCCTTGGGCTCGTTCAAAAAGGAAAGGTTCCCCACTTCTTCGGAGACTGGCCCCAGGAACTTCGTAATCGGGTCGACCTACTCGGAGCAACCGAAACCTTTCAGGAGTATCCCGAGTGGCTCGCGTCACAGGCGTGGGACATCGGTATCGCCCCGCTCGTAGACACCGCGTTTACGAGAGCAAAATCCCACATCAAGTGGATGGAGTATTCCATGTATGAAATTCCAACGGTGGCGTCACGGGTCTACCCCTACTTTATGGAACTGGCGGGTAGGGATACCATTGTAGACGGTGAAACGGGCTTCCTCTGTCGCCCGAATGAGTGGGAACAGAAGCTCGAGAGGCTCATTTTAGACAAGGAATTACGGGTAAAAATAGGACAACAGGCAAAGGAATATGTCAAGAGAGCCTGGCAGTACAAGGACTCAAACATCATAGAAACGTGGGACGAAATCCTCGAAACCGTCTACCCTAGCAAAGAGCGATAAAGTGTGGTATAATATGTTGAACTAAATCTCAACATAATGAAACTATCATCCAGTTCACTCACGGGTATAACGGAAAAGCCGTCTCTCATTGAGGACATCGACTTTCTCGTTGGTACGACCTCTGACGACTACCCCAACGCGGACAAGCTCCGTAACATAAACCAGCACTACTACGAGGTGGTTACGAAGATTCTCTCCGCCCAGTCAAACTGGGAGTGGGACGACACCAACTTCTCAACCTTTCCCATAGGGACGACCACTCTTGTAGATAGCCAGGAAGACTACACCCTTCCCTCTGGAATCGTCAAACTTCTGCGTGTGGAGGTGCTCGACTCTTCCGGTAACTACGTCAAACTCAAGCAGGTAGACGACCAGGAGATTCCCAACGCCATGACCGAGTTCCAGGGAACCGCGGGTATGCCTCTCTACTACCAAGAAATTGGCCCCTCTGTAAAACTCTTCCCCGCACCCGCGAGCGGTTCTGTTACCCTGGCGGCAGGACTCAAGGTGTACTTCCAGCGCAACCCGACCATATTTACAAACGCGGACGCCGCGTCGTCTCCCGGGTTTGATGCTCAGTTCCACCGAATACTTTCTCTTGGAGCCGCACTCGACTGGGCCATCAAGAAAGGACTTCCTTCAGTGAAGGCCCTCGCCGAGAAGAAGGCAGACCTCGAGTCTCGCCTCATGGAGCACTACGCCAAGAGAAACAGAGAAGTGAGACCAAAGATTAGGGCTCCGCACATCAATTACGCCTAATGGCGATAGCCTTCGACGCAAGTTCCGAGCACGATACTGGTGGGACAATACCAACCGGGTTTTCGTTCTCACACACATGTTCGGGCACCGAGAGACTTCTCTTGGTGTGGGTCATTGACATAGGCTCAAACGACACCGCGGTAACGGGCATCACCTACAACGGCGACGCGATGACCCGGCTCGGTGAAGTTAGTGATGGTTCAAACGTCGTTGAGGGCTGGTACCTTGTAAACCCCGACACAGGAACAAACACCGTCTCGGTATCCCAAAGCGCAGGGAGGCGCTCGGTTGCGTACGGGCTCTCATACACGGGTTGCTCAGGAACACAACCAGACAACCACACAACAGCCTCAAATACCGGAACGAGTTTGAGCGCCTCAATTACCACCAACACGGACAATGCGTGGCTTGCCATGGCTGTCCTTGCCGCAAACACAACAACTGTTGAGGCTGGGGCTAGTACAACCAACCGCGGCTCAACAATACAAAACAACGGTCGCTCGATTCGTTCGATGGACAGTAATGCCGCAAAGACCCCAGCGGGCTCTTATTCTTTAGCGGCAACAATAGGTACAAGTTCCGCGAACGAGGCATACATAATTTCCCTCCGTGCCGCCGCAAGCTCGGCTTCACCGTCAGTGTCCCCGTCTGTTAGTGTCTCACCCTCGGTATCGGTATCACCGAGTTCCTCACTCAGTCCGTCTGTCTCTCCTTCTGTTTCGGTTTCCCCATCATCTTCCCTCTCCCCATCGGTTTCTCCCTCTGTGTCTGTGTCCCCATCAGAATCGGCGTCCCCCTCGTCTTCCCTCTCACCCTCAACATCACCCTCTGCGAGCACATCACCGTCCGCAAGCACGTCGCCTTCCTCTTCAGCTTCACCGTCCACATCCCCATCCGTCTCAGTCTCACCTTCCTCGTCCATTTCCCCCTCCGTTTCTCCTTCTGTCAGCACGTCTCCCAGTTCTTCTGCGAGTCCCTCACCTTCGCCTGCACCCTGGGACCTCGAAACAAAGAACTCGGCAAGCTGGTCACTAGAAACACAAAACTCGGCCTCGTGGTCAAACGAAACAAAAAATGACGCGACGTGGTCACTAGAATCAAGAAACCTATAATGCAAAAACTTCTCAAACTTTCAAGTAAAGACTTCCTCTCCGGCATCTCGCCCAACATGCACAGCGAGCAGTTTTCCGGTGTGTTTTCAGCGGCCATCGGTGTCTCTCCCCACGTCGGTCTCGGTACCACGTCGGTAAACGTCGGCTTGCTTCAGAAGGGACCCACGGCCGCAAACATAGATGCCGGAGTAATCGTTGACAACCCCATCGCCGGAGTTGTTGACCCCACAGGAACCCCAACCCTTTACCTCATTGGCGACTCCGGGCACCTATATGCACACACCACGACCTCGGATACGACCGTTACAGACAAACGCTCGGGTACACAGATTACAAACCCCGCGGCCGGCATCGCCCTCTTCCAACCGAACGGAGGAACCAAGTATCTCTATTACTGGCAGACCACACAGATAGGACGCTGGGACCTGTCTGGTTCCCACCCAACCGGTTGGACAGATAACCAGTACACAGGTCTTCAATCGACAACGATTCACCCCACACACACATTCAATGGTGCGGTGTGGTATGGAAACAAAGATAGAATAGGCAAACTTTCAGATGACGGTGCCGCCGGAGTAACGCACAGTACAAACGTCTTGGATTTTCCCTCAGAGTATACAGTCACCACCATTTCTGATGACGGGAACTACCTCGTTGTTGGAATTACCAAGAACACCATCACGGGCAACACGGCCATAAACGACAACAAAATTATCTACTGGGACGGGTTCTCCCCAAGCTGGAATCGAGAATACCCAGTTCAAGACGTCTCAATAGACTCCATAAGAAACATCGGTGGTGTACAACACATTCTTTGTGGTACGGGACTTTTTGTCTCAACATACTCAACCCCTCCCAAGAAACTTTTCAACCTCGATTCGGTGTTTAGACCGAACCTTTCCGGGGGTGCAACGTACTCACACTACCAGGCCTCAGTGTTCAACGACGCCCTCGTGTGGTGTGGAAATTCACAGCTCAACATGTACGGCTCACCGGTCCCCGGACTTAGGAAGTCTCTCACCACCCCAATCGCCGCGTCAGCAAACACCGTCATTCCGTCGACCTACACCAAACTCATCATCGGTGGAAAATACGCAAACCTCGGGAACGCGGGAACGGGTAGCGTCTCAGCAAAGACGGTGTACTTCGAGTTCCCAGTAGAGGTCTGTCTCGAGCGAATCGACGTGAACTTCGGCGAGCCCCTCGTGTCGGGAGATGCGATGGACATAGACATCCTCACCGATGAAGACACCTCTGCAACAGACTGGGGTTCAGCCTCCTTTGCAACACACGGAGCCATCAGAACCCGGAGAATGTCGGGAAGCAAATACCTCACCCAAGTAAAACTCGTTATCAACCTTACCGCCGGAAACCCGAAGATAAAGTCAATCACTCTCTATGGAACCCCAACCAACCAATAAAGACATAGAGCTCAAACTCAAGTACGACGAGGAGGACGTGGTGTTCAACCCAGACGTACGGATTGACAGCATCAGCGGTCTCGTCCCAACGCTTCTCTCCGCAACTCCCGCTCACACCCCGAGAAACTTCTCAGAGCAGGTGGTTCTGTACAAGTCTGGTACCACGTATCGCCTCTATATCTACGACGCTGTAAACGGCGCATGGAGATACGTGGCTTTGACATAACAGTAAAATCGTAGTATAATATATCATTATGCCCCCAACCCAGTCTACACCGACCATTACGTCCGACTTTCTTACCAAAGACCAACAGGACGCAATTCTCAAGGCCCAACAGACCGTCAAGTCCTCTGGTCTCACTCCCACGGTAAACGTGGATTTCTCTAAGCCCGTATCTGTGGACTCCCTCACCACCCCGCCCCCCGTTACTTTCCCGGAGCAGACGAAGGACGTAACCAACTACAACGCAGTTACGACGAGCATCGTTCCCGACACCCCCTACGACCAGCAGGTCACAGACCTTCAGAAAGAGTTCGACACCAGAATGTCGAGTATTGAAAGTGCCATCTCAGGAATCAGTGGGGAGGCAGAGACAGAATCGGGCATCAAACAGGAACTCGGTATTCCCGGTCTTGAGAACACAGTCAACGACCTAACGGCGCAACTCAATTCACTCAACGCCCAAGCGAAAGCGGAAATGCTCACCGCAGAGGGAAAACAAATTCCCCTCGCCGCCATCTCGGGAGAACAGCAAATCATAGAACGCAACCGCGCCATCCGTTCCCTCACCATCGGCGCGTCCCTTGCCGCGGCCCAAGGAAACCTCCTTACCGCAAACGAGAGACTCTCTGAGGCCATGAGAATCAAGTACAAGGACCCACTCGAGAAGATAGACCGCGAACTCAAACTCCTCGAACTCAATCGGGACAAACTACAGGGCGCCCAACGACAACAGGCAGACGCACGACAGCTTATACTCGAGTTCCAGAGAGAGAAAATGGAACTTGAAAGAGAGGACGAAACAAGCTTCAACCAGACAAAAAATGAGGCCCTCCTCGCTGGTATGCCGACCTCAGTTGCGGCCATGGCGGATGCCAAGTTCCGTTCTGGAGACCTCAACGGCGCATACTCACTGTTCTCTCCGTACCTGAAGAAAGCGACTGGAACCGGTGGACCCGGCCTACTGTCCGGACTCCCGGCCTCGGTACAGAGCAGACTACTTGGAATCTCTACCGCGTTTGGAAACAGAACGGAGGTGAAAAGATACAACTCAACGGTTGATTCGATAAATATCGTCAACGGAATTGACCCAAACAGCAAGAACCCCGCAGACCACCAACAGATTGTATACGCCTTCGCCAAAGCCCTCGACCCAGATTCGGCAGTCAAGGAGGGTGAGTACGAGACGATTCGTAGATACGCCCAGAGCACGTTTGATGCGTACGGCAAGCAAATCCAAAACGCAATCAACGGTACCGGGTTCCTCTCAGCTTCCGCAATCAGCAACATACAGACCACGATGAACAACGTCTATAAAAACAGGAAGCCTATTTATGACAACATCTACTCAGAAACATCCCGAATCCTGGACAACGTGGCTGGCGCACCAATCGCACAAGAGCTTCTCATTGACTACACGGGCGGAGTTATGGACAACGGCGACATAGACAAACCCACAAACTACCTGAGCCCAGAGGACAAAGAAGACACCTTTGACGATGTGGTAAGCGGCGGCTTCTGGAGCGGTCTATGGAACAAACTATTCGGCAACTAATATGCCAACACTTTCCCAGTCCCAATACAAGGCGCTGAGAGCAAAGAACCTGTCTGACGAAGACATCAAAGCGATAGCCAAGAAAAAGGGCTACTCCCTACCAGACACGCGGGGATTTTTCCCGCGCCTCGCCTCTGACTTCGCACAGCGCGGAGAGAGAATTGTTTCGGAGTTCGGAGATATCGCCCCAGCCGCACGGCGCAGTAAGTTCGAGGGAACCCTTGAGGCGGTACAGGCGTTTGGAAGAACGGCGGGACAGGTGGCCGGAGGTGCAAGCGACATCATAACAGAAGCCCTCCCGTCAGCAATCCGTACCGGCCTTGGGAACGCCTCCGAACGAGCTCTTCAGACCAACGTTGGCAAGAAAATCACATCGTTTCTTCAGGCACACCCAGAGTTTACGAAAGACTTCGAGACAGCCCTCAACGTGGGCTCCCTCGTTGGGGCAAAAACATTTGAGAAATTCGGCACACGAGCCGTAAGTAAAACATCTGGTGTGGCGGGCAAACAACTGACCAAAACAGGCTCAGCCATACAACGCGGGGTACAGCAGAGAAATATTGACGCGGCACTCGAACTCACCAAACCCTTCCAGCAAACCGAAACCTCTGTGGCGGCAAAGGCGTACCTAAAGACCGCACAGGCCACCGGTCGTGTGAACAAGAAGTTTGGCTTCGGGTATAAAGTAAAACCAAGCGACTTCGATAAAAAGGTTGCAGAGTCCGTGGCAGACTTTGTCACCCCAGATAAAAACCCATTTGAAATACAGCAAGCGGTCAAGACGGGTATTGGAAGACTCGCCAACGACAACAGGGCCGTCCTCGGTTCGGTAAAAGCCATCTTCCCCAAGAAGGAACTCAAAAAGTTCATCACCCAGAACATAGACGACGCGGAACACAAGGTTCTCTTTGCCGGAGAAAAACAGGCACGGAAGGCGTACGACGCGGTCGTAGATGCTCTGTACCAAAACGTCCCAGAGGGAAACCTCCAATCACTCAAGGCGGGAATCGAGAAGTTCGACGACATAGTTGACCCGTACCTCGACAAACTCAGAAACAAGTTCGGAGCCTCTTTGGTTGACGACGTAAAACTCCAGGCGGTTCAAGACGTTCGCCGCGGCGCCAAAGATTTCCTTATCGAAAAGATGAAGGTGGCAAACCCACAAGCGTCAAAAGCCTTTGAGACGACCCTCAACAAGGAGTTCCTCATGTACGAGGGGATAAAACGTATGGAAAAGAACGGACTTGAACTCCTAAAGAGGGCGGGTGCATTTGGCGCGGTGGGTGCCTTTATCAAAAATCACCCAGTCTGGTCTTTTGGCTTGGCGACGACCCTGGCGACGGGGAGTTATGGTGTAATAAAAACAAAAGACCTCCTAAACCCAATCACCCTCCTTACAATCCTCGCGGGAGGAAGTGTGTACCTCGGCAACCGTCTCTTCAACTCTCGTGTGCTCCGCCAAGGACTCGCAGAGGGACTCAAGACCGCTGGAAACAAGTTCACGGAAGTCGAACGCAAACAAGCACAGAACCTCATCCAACTTCTTTCTAAATGAACGAAAAACTAAAAAGGGCGCTTGAGTTCGCCAAAGAACCCAACAAGGTAATCCTCAAGGAGATAGAGGCCACACACGAAAAGGTGGAGGAGCTCTCCGAGAAACTTGGGAACAAATCAGAAACCGTAGAGGTAAAACTCGCGGGTATTGATGTTGTCACAATCAAAGGGGATAAAGGAGAGAAAGGGGATAAGGGTGACAAGGGCGACAAAGGAGACACCGGCCCCCAAGGTAAGCAGGGTATTCCAGGAACCCCAGGAGCAGACGGAAAGCAGGGAGCCACAGGCCCCCAAGGACCACAGGGACCAGCAGGAACCCCAGGAAAGGACGGCGTAGACGGCATTGACGGTAAAGACGGTTCACCTGACACACCAGAACAGGTGGTGGCGAAGGTAAACCGCGCACAGACCCTCATCAGCAAAGACAAGATTGCGGGACTGGCAGACATCGAACGTATCGCCAAAGCAAACGGTTTTGATGTTCGTGCTGGCGTTTCCCACCAAGCGCTCGATAAGAAAATCACGGGCGTCAACGTTTCAACAATCACAGTATCAAGTACGGAACCCACGAACGCCAAGGTTGGCGACCTCTGGGTAAATACTTCATAATAACTGTGGTATTGTTGAACTATGATAAAACTCTCTGTCGTCACACCGGCGTATAAGGAGCCCCATCTAAACCAAACCATTACCTCGCTTCTCGAGAACTCTGAACTCGGGGACGCCCTTGAGGTTATTGCCGTGTTCGACGGCTACTGGCCCACCGAGCCACTCATACAAGACAAGAGAGTCAGATACATTCACGTCGGACAGAACCGTGGTCCGAAGGGCTGTATCAACACAGGTATCGCCGCATCCCGTGGCGAATTTTTTATGCGCCTCGATTGCCACTGTATGTTCGGCCCCGGGTACGACCGGATTATGACCGAGAGTTGTGGACCGAAGGACGTAATGACGGCACGCCGGTATTTCCTCGACCCAGTCAAATGGGAACGAATGGACATCCCGTACGTTGACTACGAGAAGCTCGTTATACAGGAAGGTAAGAAGTTCTCCGGCCAACGCTGGAAGTCTCGGGACGAAGAGCGAAAGGACATCATGGTAGACGAGACGATGGCGATGCAGGGGAGCATGTGGATAACTTCCCGTGCATGGTTTGATACAATATGTGGTGGCAGACTACAGGAGGAGGGCTACGGCCCCGCCTACCAAGACTCAACCGAAGTTTCCATGAAGTCATGGAAAAACGGCGGACGACTTATGCTCAACAAGAACACGTGGTTTGCACACAAGCACCGAGACTTCCCCCGCACACACCAGGAGGGCACCACAGAGAACCCCTGGAAGCGTGAGGAGAGCTGGGCGTTTGCGCTCAAAGAGTGGAAGGATTACTACGAGAAGGAGGTGGCACCACGGTGGTTTCAATGAAGAACCTACTTATCTACATGCGAGATGACGGGCGATTCAGCACAGAGAACAAGATGCTGGCCCGGATTCAAATTGAGAACAGCCTCGACCTTGGATGGGAACCTGAGGACATTCTTCTCTACACCAACTTTCCATACGAGCACATGGGTGTGAAGTCCCGGATAATACCCAACCTCTGTTACAAGGAAGACAGAACAAACAAGATACCCACGATTGTCTACCTGTTCGCCAACGACCTCATCGGTGACGACCTCTACTGGTACCACGACTTCGACGCCTTCCAAGACGGGCCACTCTCCCCTGAACTAAAAGGAAAACCCCTTGGGCTAACTGGCTACGGGTACAAGCCTCAATGGAACTGCGGAAGTTTCTTCTTCACCAAGGACGCAGACGCAACGTTCTTCTTTTGGAACCGCTCCATCACCCCGAGGAAACGAGCAGACGAGAAGGCCTTGACAGACCTCACAAACTCTGGTCTAATAAAACCCACACAGTACACAGACGTGGGGCTTGAGTACAACTACGGCCAACGCTCACACGAATGGGACTTTGATGGGGCTCCACGGGTCCTCCACTTCCACCCGTACTACCGGTACTACCGCGCCAAGCACAACAACCTCGATATCTTCATGTACGGCAAGAATAGATTCAACCACCCGCTTATGTCGAAGCGGCTCATAGACATCTTCCAAAGAAATGACGTCAAGTGACCTCACAATTCTATTTCTCACGGCCAACCTTGTCCCGAAGGGTTGGGCTGAGTACCAAAAATCAGTACTGCTTGAGGCGGCTGATGGGCTTCCGATTATCACCATTTCACGTGAACCCGTTGGGTGGGGATATAACCTTATCGATGACAAGCCGAGGTCAATCTCAAACATCTACTACCAAATGCTTCGGGGTGCACACGAGGCAACCACAGAATACGTCGCCGTAGCTGAGGACGACACCCTGTACCCAAGAGACCACTTCCACTCGTTCAGGCCACCCACAGACACGTTTTCGTACAACATAAACAGGATAGGACTCTTCACGTGGGGTAGACCAACATACTTCTGGAAGTACAGGCAGAGCAACGCGACCCTTGTGGCGCCGCGCAAACTTCTCATCGAGGCGTTGGAAGAAAGGTTTACCAAATGGCCCAACGGCACACCAACCAGCATTACCGGAGAGGTGGGGAGAAAGAACATTGAACGGGCGCTGGGTACGTCCCACTATAAGAACATGGAGTTCCAGACAGACATATCGGTGCTTCGTGTTGACCACGACCTCGGCACAGACACCCTCGCAAAGAGCCACCGCAAGGGCATGGGCATCGTCAGGTCGTACGACGTCCCACACTGGGGCAGAGCAGAGGATATTGTAAAGAAGTTTACATGAACGCAACCGTCCTCTACTACACCAGCAACCGAGAGCACCCAGAGTTTGAGGCGCGGGTGAGGAAGACAATTCTCGATAATTGCGGGGGGCTTCCCATAATCAGTGTGTCTCACAGGCCCATAGACTTCGGAAGGAACATCTGTGTCGGGGATGTGGGGGTGTCAGGGTTCAACATGTTCAGGCAGGTACTTATGGGGTGCGAGGCCGCAGACACAGAGTTCATCATCTCAGCAGAGGCCGACTGTATCTATCCAAAGAGTTATTTCGAGTTCAAGCCGGAGAGAAACGATGTCTGTTACCGAAACTCAAATCTGTATGTAATGCCGGACGCGAGGGACTACTTCTTCTACAAAGAAGAGGGCGCCACCCACGCACAGGTGGTTGGGAGGGAGTTCTATATCGAGACGCTGAAAAAACTCTTTGACGGTGCGCCGCAATGGAACACGGAGGAGAAGAATTTCCCGAAGGAAAGGTTGGGCCAGGAGGATGTGTTTACCGAGGTAAAGCACTTCAGGTGTGACCCGGTGATACAAATAAAGACGCACAGGGGAATGAGATATTACACACGGTCTGACAGGACGCCCATCCCGTCATTACCGCTGTGGGGAGAGGGGAAGAAATTACGAGCCTATTATTTACACGGAAGATGAAACTAATCGACGGCATAAAACTAATCGGAAGCCCAGCAGAGATACCGGACTGCTCACGGGACGACTTACCAGAACTATTCAGAGACCTCGGATTCAAACGAGGGGTTGAAATCGGCGTTTACAAGGGAGAGTTCTCTGAGAAACTGGCCTCCTTCGGGGGAGACCTGTACTCCATAGACCCATGGAGACTCTATAAGGACTACGGCAACTCTAGGGGACAGGAGAGGCTTGATTTCCAATATGAACACACGAAACGGGTTTTGTCAAAGTACCCCAACGTTCACATTATTCGCAAGACCTCAATGGAAGCCCTCGACGACTTCGAGGACGGGTCGCTTGACTTCGTGTACATAGACGGTAACCACCAGTTCGCCTACGTTGCAGAGGATATATACCACTGGGCAATCAAGGTTAGACAGGGGGGCATCATTGCCGGGCACGACTACGCCCACTTCAAATCCAAATCAATAACGGGTGGATGCCACGCAAAAGAGGTTGTACAAGCATATGTTACAGCCTATAGAATACCAAAATTTTGGGTCCTCGGAGAATACCACGCCAAGCCTGGAGAAAAAAGAGACCAGTGGCGAAGTTGGATGTTCTTCAAGAACCACGAAACACCGCAACACCGTGTCGACAACTAAAGGTGTAATCTTTTATACAGATAACCGTGCTCCAGAGGAAATTTTGTCCGAGGTTTTTTCACGTATAACTGCGGCGGCTTACAGGTTCCACATGCCCATAACCATCTCTACCCCAGAAACAGTAGGGGGGGTAAGGTCTTATCCAACGATGGTGCGCCAAATTATTTACTGTCTTGAACACAACTCAGCGGAAAATGTTTTTTTCTGTGAAAGCGATGTGTTGTATCCAGAATCGCATTTTGAATTTTCTCCACCCAAGAAAGATGTGTTCTATTACAACGACCATGTTTGGCGCTGGGACTACCCCAATAACCGCTATATAACATACAATGGCCTTCTTTCCCTGTCACAACTCTGTGTCAATCGAGAGTATGCCCTACAACACTTTAAGAAACGTCTCGAAATTATTCAAGGTCTCGGTGAAGAAGCTTTAAGAGGGAGGGAACCAAAGTGGGCAAGGAGGATGGGATATGAACCGGGAACAAAAAAAATACGCAAAGGTGGAGTATCCGACGACGAAAAAGAAACCTGGCACTCCCAAGACCCTATTATTGACGTGCGACACGGAAAAACCTTTTCGCCAAGAAAGGTAAATTTATCAGACTTCAAACACCCTCCTATGGGGTGGAGAGAAACAAATGAAAGACCTTAGCATACTCATACCGGCGAGGAATGAAATGTTCCTTGCGAAGACCATCGAGAACCTCCTCGAGAACATCGAAGCAGACACCGAGATTATCGCCGTGCTTGACGGTGCGTGGGCTGACCCCCCAATACCCCAGCACCCGAAAGTAAACGTCATATACGTTCCCGAGGCAATCGGCCAGCGGGCCACCACAAACCTCGCGGCGAGGACCGCCCAAGGAAAGTATGTGGCCAAGGTAGACGCCCACTGTGCGTTTGATAAAGGTTTTGACCGTAAGATGGTTGAGTTCTTCAAAGAAGTGGGGGATGACGTCGTGGCGGTCCCCGTTATGAGAAACCTCTGGGCATTTGACTGGAAGTGTTACTCCTGTGGCTGGAAGAAATACCAAGGCCCAACTCCAGGTAAGTGCGAACAGTGTGGGGGAACAGACGTTCGTAGGAAGATTATGTGGGTTGGGAAAGACAACCCCCGAAGTGTGTCCTACTGCTTTGACGCCGAACCACACTTCCAATACTTCGAGGAGTATAAACACCGGGAACCCTTTTTGACTGATAAAAAAACCAAAGGATACACCGAGACCATGTCTCTACAGGGCTCGTTCTTTATGTCTACGCTCGAGAAGTACTGGGAGTGGGAACTCTGTGATGAGAAGCTCGGCAACTGGGGAAACCAGGGGCTAGAGGTTGCATGCGCCGCGTGGCTCTCTGGGGGGCGGTGCCTTGTGAACCACAAAACATGGTACGCCCACATGTTTCGAACCCAGGGCGGAGACTTCGGCTTCCCGTGGGAGAATAAGGGCAACGATACAACACGAACAAAGAACAATGTCAAGGACAAGTTCTGGAACCAAAAACACCCCAAACAGATACACCCTGTAAGTTGGCTTGTTGAGCGGTTTTGGCCGGTTCGGGGGTGGAAACCCGAGGACCTGGGGGCTTTGAAAAACCACGAAAACGTGGTATAATGTTGAAATGGCATATCAGATTCGCCTCATAAATCCCCACAAGCAGTTTGGTAAATTCAACTACTCCCTCCTTTTTCACGACACCACGGGAGAATACCCCGACCAACGCTGGGAGAAGAAATACCCCGACACCGTTACTAAACAACAGATTGCCCAAGATGTCAAGAAAACCCTGAAGGCGTGGGCAGAGGAAATCGGACTTACCATAGAAGACGCCCAACTGAACGGCGTCGAATTTAGCGTCGACGTTGTCGGCGGAACAAAGATAATCGGAACCTTCTAATGGCAGTCCTCGCATCAATCGCAACCGGAAACTTCACGTCGGCATCCACGTGGGGTGTGGTTGACTCTACTTCATATCTTAACGCAGAGAACGCAACGGAGTCTCTGCTTACTACCACCTATTCAAACACACGGTCCGCCTCCTTTACTCCTGGGGCCATTACGGTGTCACACATCGGGGTGAAACTCTGTGAAAGAATCGGGACCACCGGAACGATGTCGGTTCACATGAACACAAGCGCCGACCACGTGGAGGTGGCGGGTACCGAAGTAACTATAAACACAGCAGACCTTCCGTCCGCTCTCGAGGCCGACCTAAATGGCGGTTGGGTGTTCTTCAAACTCGCTTCACCTGTAACCCTTTCGGCCGCGACGGGATACGAACTGGAAGCCAAGACCTCCTCTGCCACGATGGTGGACCTTTGGTGTGACGCGACAGCAGACAACATCTCTCGGGCCCTCATCACCACAACAACCCAGGCACCAGCCGCGGGTGACGACCTAATTATTGCGGGAGAAAAGACCGGAGCGGGAACAGCCAACGCTTTTACGGTTACGATGAACGAAACCGCGACCACAGACTACGGCGCGGCATCAACGTCTCTTGTTACCCCCGGACTCGCAATCTGCGATGGTGGAACCCTGACATGGGGAACAACGGCGGCCACAAACTACAACCTCAAACTTTCTGGAAATCTTATCATCTACTCCGGCGGAACCATGAACATGGGCACCACCGGAACCCCCTGCCCACGAGACTCCACACAAACGCTCACCTTCGACTGTGGCGCGAACGTTGACTTTGGACTCACTGTCCGCAACGGTGGAACATGGAACGCGCAGGGGCTTTCAAGAACTTCTGGTAAGAATATTGTGTCGTGTAAGTTGAACACCGACGAGGCGGCGGGTCAAACCACCCTCGGCGTAGACACCGACACCGGATGGCTCAACGGAGACGAGATTGCCATCGCCTCTACCACAAGAACGGCCTCTGAGTGTGAGAGTAGAACCCTAAACGCGAACGCAAACGCGTCAGACATGACCGTATCCTCTGGGCTAACCAACGCACACTCAGGAACGTCTCCAACCCAGGCCGAGGTAATTCTACTTACCAGAAACGTCAAGGTTTTTGGTGCAAGCGCAACCCTACAAGCCTTCGTAGACATAAAAGCAACAGCAACCGTCGACATTGATTGGACGGAGTTCAAGTGGCTCGGGTCAAACACCGCTTTCAAACGCGGTATAGACATAAACACGACCACGGGTTCATGTAGTATTCAATACTCCTCACTACACAACTTCGAGGTGGCCAATTCGAGAGGTTTTTCCAACTCAAACCAAACAATAAACAACGTAACCTTCTCCAACAACACAACATTTCTAATTGCCAACAGTCATTTATATATCGGCAACGCAACAAGCGGTACGTGGACTGTGGATGCTAATATTTTTATCCGAAACACAGACATCACACCGCTGATATTACTGTCTGATGTGGGTGGGAGTTTCACCAACAACGCCGTCGCGGGTTCGGCAAACGTGGGGATACAGATAGGCGAAAGCGGGGCAAGTCTAGGGACCTTTTCCAATAACACTGTGCACAGCGTCGCAAACAGCGGCGTTTACTTGTCGGTCCCGCTCGGTAACACTACCCAATCAACCATTTCTTCTCTGGTGGTTTGGAGGTGCTCTTCAAGTGGCTTCAGTTTTGCCGCCTCCTCGACCAACCTGGCCGTTACTTCTGCAACGTTCTTTGGTAATAGCGGTGCGAACCTTGAATTTTCTGGTACCGGCGACCACGCGTCCTTTCTTGCTATCGACGGCCTGGTGTCTAACGGCGACTCAACCTTCTCCACAACCTCGGGTATTGTTTTTTCTGGGTCAAGTTGTGTGTTAAATAGGGTTGATTTAATAAACTGTGATTTCAGTACCGCTTCCGGTATTAAAACCGCTCACACCAGCGACATAAACAACAACACCGCCACCTCTGTAGACATTACCGCAAGAAATTGTAAGTTCGGCGGAACAACAGAGGTTTCGTTGCAAACAAATATGATTACGGCGCAGTCCTCTATCGGCTCCCAAAAACACGACCAGACCGGAGGACTCCACAAAACCTGGAAGAAATACGGCACCATCACCATCGACACCACAGCAAACATGTACCGCACAGCCTCCCCGTCAGAACGCCTCACCCCAAATAACGCTTCTGGTAAACTCGTTTCTGGTGTCAAGCGTGTGGCCGTGGCCAGCGGCTCGACCCTTACCCCTTCGGTCTACGTCAGAGAATCTGTCTCTGGTGACGGCACCGACTACAACGGAAACCGACCGCGCCTCATTCTCAAACGAAACGACGCAATAGGAATCACCTCCGATACCACCATCGACACGGCAACTGCCTCAGCCGAAGGTGCGTTCGAGCAACTCACCGGCACCACGGCCTCTGCAACAGACGACGGTGTGATGGAGTTTTATGTAGACTGCGACGGAACGACCGGCTGGGTCAACGTTGATGATTGGACTGTAAGCTAGAATAATGTGCAAATTAAATTTAACAGAAACAGCGAAATCAACTCCGTCGACCCGCCGACTACATGGCTGACGTTTGGTGCGTGGATTTACATGGTCCCGCAGTACCGACCGGAGAGCGTGCTGATACTCGGGTACGCGGGAGGAACCGTTGCTGGACTTATCCGTCTCCTGTATGGAGACGTTCCCATTACGGGTGTTGACATCCGTCCGTGTGAACCAACCTACGGCTCCACATTCGTACTTGCGGACGCACAAGAGTATGTAAAAACCTGCGGAAAGTTTGACGCGGTGGTGATAGACCTGTTCGACCTTGCCGAAGACGGGATTCCGTCATTTGTTACTTCGCAAGAATTTGTTTCTCATATCTCGCGTATTGCAAACTACGTCGCCATCAACACACTAAAAGAGCCAAGTCTTTCGGAATACTGCAAACATTTTCGGGGTGTGGGAAGAAACAAACCCTCCGGTCTCTCAAACGTCATACATTATTTTGAAAAAAACGAGATACCAAACTTAAAGCCGTTCAGATGAGACACGCCACAGCACAATTCATTACCTGGGCAACCAACCTACTTCACCGGTTGCTTGTTCCGTTTGTGTCAGAAGAATTCCTTGCTTCATGGAAGCCCATCCACCTCTGTTGGTGGTTTGAGAAACACGGCTTCGAGGTACCCCCATACTTCATAGGGCTCATAATGAGCTCTATATCACCTTCTGTTTCTCCTTCGTCTTCCCGTTCGCCATCCCCATCCCCGTCTTCTTCGGTGTCGCCGTCTTCCTCCAGGTCTCCCTCAACATCCCCCTCTGTTTCCCCTTCCGTGTCCGTATCACCCTCTGTTTCTACGTCTCCTTCAGTTTCTACCTCACCGTCTTCTTCGGCGTCACCATCAGTGTCCCCCAGTTCGTCTGAAAGCCCGTCTGTTAGCCCCTCGGTATCTGTATCGCCCTCTGCGTCCACTTCACCGTCTGCAAGTACAAGCCCCTCCGTCTCAGTATCCCCTTCTTCATCTGTCTCGCCATCAATTTCTCCGTCTCCATCCCCGCTCGACATCAGTGGACAGAAGTTTTGGTTTGACGGTCTAGTCTACGAAGGAGTCGACAACGCCTCGATAGACGAAGGAAGCCAAAAATACTGGTTCGACGGTCTGCCCAACCCAACACTCTTCGTATCAACCGGGTCAAGAAGCCCGTCTGTTTCGCCGTCTTCGTCTCTGTCCCCCTCAGTCAGTCCCTCCGTATCGACGAGCCCATCAGTTTCCACCAGTCCGTCCTCGTCGGAGTCACCGTCCGTATCTCCATCATCTTCCCTGTCTCCGTCGGTATCACCGTCCGTAAGTACGAGCCCCTCAGTCAGTACGTCTCCATCATCTTCCCTGTCGCCATCGGTTTCTCCGAGCTCGTCGCTCTCCCCGTCTGTGTCGCCGAGCGTTTCAGTGTCCCCTTCAGTGTCCGTATCTCCCTCTGTCAGTGTCTCACCCTCATCGTCTCTTAGCCCGTCGGTATCCCCGTCGAGCTCTCTTTCGCCGTCAGTTTCTCCCTCAGTCAGCACCAGCCCATCCGTCAGCGTATCACCGAGTTCGTCACTCTCGCCATCAGTAAGTCCGTCAAGTTCCGCTTCACCGTCTGTGAGTCCGTCGGTGTCCGTCTCTCCGTCCGTATCAGTAAGTCCTTCTGTATCGACCTCACCGTCGTCCAGCCTCTCTCCTTCGGTCAGCCCAAGTTCTTCCCTCTCACCATCGGTAAGCCCAAGTGTGAGCGTTTCTCCAAGTGTTTCGACCTCCCCATCGTCATCCATATCCCCATCTGTTTCACCGTCATCGAGTATATCTCCGTCGGTAAGTCCGAGCGTGTCAACCTCCCCATCGGTGTCGGTGTCTCCTTCGTCATCGTTATCGCCGTCGGTATCGCCGTCTTCATCGATTAGCCCATCCGTTTCTCCTAGTGTTTCTGTATCCCCATCGGTCTCGGTAAGTCCCTCATCAAGTGAGAGCCCATCAGTATCGCCGTCGTCCTCGGTAAGCCCGAGCGTTGGTTCGTCACGCTCACCGTCTGTTTCACCGTCGGTTAGCGTCTCCCCGTCGTCAAGTGAATCACCGAGCGTAAGTCCCTCATCCTCTCTATCCCCCAGCGTCAGCCCGTCAGTCTCGACATCTCCATCGTCAAGCGAGAGCCCGTCGGTCAGCCCCTCATCGTCTCTCAGCCCAAGCGTCAGTCCGTCTGTTTCAATATCCCCCTCATCATCCTCGAGCCCGTCTACCAGCCCATCTTCAAGTACAAGCCCGTCGATTTCTCCCTCGGTTTCTCCTTCTGTGGCCGCAGGTGCAGTTCTGTATTACTTCAATGGGTCCGCGTGGGTACAAAAACCACTCTATGTACAGAGGGGTGGGACGTTTGTTGCAAAGCCACTTTATTTATTTAATGGAACCACGTGGGAGTTGGTTGACACAACGCCATAATCGTGGTATTATAATATAATGTCAGAAGATAACTACTCCAAAAGAGAACTCGACACACACTTCTCTGAACTCAAAGAAACCCTCACGAGAATTGAGGCACAAACCACAAAAACAAACGGCCGTGTAACCAAACTTGAACGCTGGATGTGGATGATGATTGGTGGTATGATTGTGGTAAACATCATGCTGGTCCCAATTATCATAACATCGGTCAATAGATTTCTTTCATGAAACTAGAACTTTGGTACCCGACGAAACCGTGGAAGGTCAACCAAGCGTTTGGCAAGAACGACAACAATTTCTATAAAGAAATGGGTATGGCCGGACACAACGGCATTGACGCCTACGCCCCAGACGGCTGGGTGGTCCGCGCCGCACACGACGGGGTTGTTACCTTCGCGGGTGAAGACGGTACCGGCGGCATGGGAATCGTTATCAGAACCCACGACGAGATGGAGTATGAATCCGTCACCGCGTATTTCAAAACAATCTACTGGCACCTCCGAAAAGACGGAATCCTCGTGCAACCCGGTCAGTCTGTCAAGGTTGGGGAAATTATCGGTCTCGCAGACAACACGGGAATCTCTACGGGTTCACACCTACACTTCGGCCTCAAGCCCGTGGTCCCGGGAGAGAACGATTGGACGTGGGGCAACCTCGAACAGAACAACGGCTACTACGGCGCCATCGACCCCGCTCCGTACTTCAACGGCTACCACGCAGAGGACGCGGTAAAAGTATTGGACATCCTCAACCGCATCAAGGACACACTTGCAAAGGCGGTTCCCCTGCTCCTGGAAATGGCCAAGACGCTGGTCCGTAAATAAAACAAAACCCACAGTTTATCAACAGAAAAGGACATTACAAGTGTCCTTTTTGTCTTTTTTGTGGTATAATGCGGTTCAATGGATGAGGAGGATTCATACATAAATCGCATCTACCACACGGTATCTGTTGTGTGTCACAACTGCGGAGAGATTGTCGAGAAGGAGATAATCATTTCTTCCGACGGCGCTGTTGACATCGACGAATATGACAACGAACAAACAAACGATGAATAGTCGTTTTTGTTTTTTTGTGGTATAATGTGTTCAGATGAAAATACTTCTGTTTGATATCGAGACGACCCCGCTCCTCGGGTATACCTGGGGTAAATACGAGCAGGACGTCATCTCTTTTGTCAAAGAGAACCACCTGCTTTGCTTCGCGTACAAATGGCTCGGAGAGCGTGCTGTGCATGCCTACTCCCTTCCAGACTTCCCCGGTTACAAAAAGGACCGGGAGAACGACCGCCAGCTCGTGCAGAAACTTTGGGACCTTTTCGATGAGGCCGACGCCGTTATCGCTCATAACGGAATCGACTTTGACATAAAGGTCGCAAACGCGTTCTTCGCCCGGCACGGGCTTCGTCCGCCCAAGCCGTTCAAAAGTATCGACACCAAACGTGAGGCCAAAAAACGCTTCCGTTTCAACTCTAATAAACTCGATGACCTCGGGAACTATCTCGGCCTCGGCCGCAAAATCGACACTGGAGGAATCGCCCTCTGGTATGGTTGTATGGCTGGGGATGCTTCGGCGTGGCGAAAAATGGTCGCCTACAACAAGCAGGATGTAGTCCTGCTCGAGAAGGTGTACCTCAAACTCCGTCCGTGGATGGAGACTCATCCGAATCTCAACGTGCTCGAGGGGAGGCGCGACGCGTGTCCCAACTGTGGTGGGGGCCACTTACAGGCGCGGGGTTGGAACATTAGCCGGGTGGCTCGAGCACGAAGGTTTCAGTGCCGTGACTGCGGGGCTTGGTCGACCGGCAAACGAGAGAAACGAGAGGTAACAGTCAGTTGACCAAAATACCGTGGTGTGGTATAATACTAGCACGAGAAGCACTTCTCCCGACAGCACGACGGGCTTTCCGTCAATCCACTCCATTCGGGCGACTGCTTCTAACAACCGGCTACCTTAGGGCGGCCGGTTATTTATATATGCGATACGCCTGTCAAATTTGTGATAAGAAGTGTGGGGTGGTATACTTGGTAGACAAAAAATATGTCTGCGAAAAATGCTACGTCGACTCGTGGGAGAATGAATCCGAAGGACAGGGTGGGGAGGAATAAACCCCCGCTCTCCCTGGTCCCCGGTTCAGCCCTCGTCCTCGTCTCCTCAGCCCTCAGAAACGGCGCCGACAAGTACGGTCCGTACAACTGGCGTGACCAGAAAATCCAGGCATCCAACTACATCTCCGCCGCCCTCCGCCACCTCCTTGCATGGAACGACGGGGAGGACACAGCCGACGACTCCGGCCTCTCCCACCTTGCACACGCCTGTGCGGGGCTGATGATTTTGATTGACTCCATTGAAACGGGAAACGCGATAGACGACCGACCTAAGCCCGGGGTTACGCACAGAACCATCAAACAGAACACTAGACATTCGTGAATTTCGTGGTATAATGAATTAGTTCTTTTACAACCCAATATGAACGAAAACCCCAAACAGAACGGGTGTGCCCGTTGTGGCAAAAACCTTGTTCTACACCTGTCGGTCTACAAGAACTACAAGTTCTATTGTTGCCGTGCCTGTGCGGACGGCGGTTCAAACTGGCTCACCAACACCTACGCGGACGGGAGGAAAGATGATTCCCGTAAACAGACTCAAAAACTGGACGACAAGCTTCCCAAGAAAACGTAGATTTGTTGTTCCTCGCATCATAATCCCAATCAAGAGACCACGCCACACGCTTGTCCTCTACTTCCGGACGAAACCCAACCCGGTTTTGGGACAGGTTTCGTGTCACAAAACATCACAACACAACTACAGGGTTATATATAGACTCTGGAAAAGCACATTATGAAATGTCAGGTATGCAACAAGCGCGTTCCTCTGGAACCGCTCACCATCGGAAACCTTCGGTTTTGTTCCATTTTCTGCGCGACTGAGTACGCGGAAAGTGTTCGACTCTGGCTCGACAATGATTGGGCCAGGGTCAGAAACATCATCGAGTCCACCAAACGGAAACTCCAACACATGAGGTAGTTATGATTGGAATATGTAAACAGTGCGGCCAACCGTGCGAAGACCCGGTTGATGTCCATGGGTTCACGTTCTGTGACGAGCGGTGCACGGACAATTTTGTCCACCGCCTGTCCGTCGAGATTGACCGGTACAAGCTAATGCTCTGCGACCACTCGGTCCGGGAGCACAACCGCCTCTGGAAACAGAGGTACCAAGAGGAGCTCGCCCGAGACCGGGCGCTCTCTCCCAGGTCGACCATCATCTTCAACGAGATTCATCGGCCGAAGTAATCCACAGCCCTCCCTTGCGGGGGGCTTTTTGTCCTGTATACTAATATATAGAAGAACGTTGACAACCCACAGTCCGTGTGTTAGAATTATCAGATGGAAACAATCACGAAAATCCTAAAAAGCAAGACGGTCATCGTAGCAGTCCTACAGGCCGTCTCTGGTATCGTTGTGGCAATCAGCACAACGCTCCCGGAACTCGGTTGGACCTTGGTAGCGAAGTCGGCACTTGATATTGCCCTTCGACTCATCACGGTCAAGCCACTCCTATAAGGCAACCCGCCTCTGGTCTTAGTCGGACCATAACCGCGGTGAGAATCTCCGCACGACCCTAATGCAGAACCTTGTTATTCAATCAAATAGCCGGGCTTGGTATTGCCGCAATTATGGCAATTTCAACCCCACTGACCTTCTCGTATGTTTCAGCACCGACATCGACCGTAAACACCCCGCCAGAAGAAGTAAAAACGTGGCACGAGAAACTACTCGAGACGCCAGAACTTCTCGCGGTTGCTCGGTGTGAGTCGGGACTGAGACAGTTCAACAAAGACGGAACCGTACTGCGTGGTGTGGTGAACCCGCAAGACGTTGGAATACTACAGATAAACGAGCGCTACCACCTGGAAGAATCCAGGAGGCTCGGAATAGATATCTACACCCTGGAGGGGAACATAGAATATGGATTCATCCTCTACAGTACACAGGGCCTCAGACCGTGGTTTTGGTCCGAGCCCTGCTGGGGGAAAACCGCTGAATAGGCGGTTTTCTTTTGTCCGATTGTGTGGTATAATATAGTGAATAGCCCTATTCAAGGCACTTGTAGCGCACCAAACCCAATATATGTACCTACGTACCTGTGAGACATGTAATGCCAGTTTTGAGAGCCCCAGCAAGCGTGCATTGAGTTGTTCGTACCCCTGCTCAAACGCTCGAAGGGCGCGACTTTCCGGCCGTGCTGTTTTGTCGGGCGGCTTATCGAGTGGGTCTGTTGGTGCGATGTCCGAACTTTTTGTGTGTGCGGAGCTCCTCCGCCTAGGTTTTGCTGTTTTTCGGGCGGTCTCTCCGGCGTGTTTTTGCGACCTCATAGCAATAAAGGACGGTCGCCACATTGAGGTTGAGGTTCGGACGGGGTACAGGAGTCCATCTTCCGGAAAGATTTCTTTCCCTTCCAAACCAGACGAGAAAAACGATGTTTACGCGGTGTACGAAAGAAACGAGGCGAGGGTGTATTTTTTTGACCACAACAAATCCCCACTCGACAAAATCTGAAAAGTAATCGGTGTATAATATCGCTGTAAGGTGAAAGCCTCCTTGATAGCACAAAGCCCCCCGGTCGAGGGGCTTTTGTGTTTTCTTTTTTTTTATGATATAATAGTCGAAAATATTCAACTCAATTCACCCAACATGTCATCACCTCTTTGTAACTTGTGCGACCAGGAAATTACGTCAGGGCTCACCGTTCCGCAGGGAACCCCCCACCACAAACAGTGTTGGAATGAATATAAACAAGACCTGGAGGCAGAGTTGAGTAAGGTTATCCACAAGGACGAGTTGCTTGCAAAAATAGCGGAGTTATAATCGCGCCATGCAGGTCGGAAACATTCTTGCCAGGTACGCAATCTTCAATCCTTCTCTCAAAAGGAGGGACATTGAACAGATGTTTACTGACCGGCTAAACGCTGAGAGGGGGAAAGAATACAAACCCCTCTCGGCCTCCTTCGTGGCGTGGAGGATGAAAGAGGCGCGGCTTAGTTCGAAGAACGATTTAGTAGCCTTCTACCAAATGTGTGATTCGAAGCCGAACTTCTCGGGGTTTTGGTGGTGGTCTCTTACACCACATGAAGGACAAACAGAGCGAAGATAAGGACATCTAGGGTTCACGTCCAAACAAAAACGAACCCTAAAGGCGGTCAGGCACTTCTCCCTTCCGACGAGTCTCCGTCCCTAGCGGGGACTCATCGGAGGGGTGATAGCCTACATCACGGAGTGTAGGAGACTGGATTTTCACCGCTAACTCATTCAATGACTTCTCTCTCAGACTATAAGGCAGCCGATAGAGATATCGGAAGACGGAACGTCTCTGCTGGAGGAAAAATGACACGTGTTTCATAAGAAAAAATACTCTACCCTTCTCCTCATATTTTTGAAACTTGACACTTCTACGGAAGTGTTTTTTATTTTTTTATCCACAGATTTGCATATGTACATACCTCGGTATGTTTTGTATGCTGTTCTCATGGATGACCCATATTCAACGGTTAGGTTGCGTAGGTCAACCGCTCGTAGGTTACAGGTCGAACGAGCACGGTTGAACGCGATACCGGGCGCTCCGTGGTTGAAAAGCGCAGAAGAACTTATCATAAAATTATTAGACGATGTGGCAAAAAGTGAAGGAAAAAATTAGAGTTGCAGAGGACCTCATCCGCCGAAAGACGGAAGCAGACCTGCAGTTTCAGTTGGACATGGTACACGCCATGAATGAGATAGAAAAAGCACTCAAAGATGAATAGACTTACTTTCAAAGCAGACGGGCACACGTATCTCCTGGACGGCAAGCCCATCACCGGCGTCACAACGATACTTCAGACGGTGGGCAAGGGCGACGGACTTACCCAGTGGGCCGCGAATATGGCCGTCGAGTACATCCGAGCCAACAAAGACCGTGAGGCGTGGGACGAACTTCTTGAGAAGGCGCGTTTCGCCCATCGGAAGAAGAAGGAGGATGCGGGCACCTCGGGGACGGAGATACACGCAATCGCGGAGGGGTGGATAAAGACCGGCAACCTACCGCTCGTAGTTCCACAACAGATTCAGAACTTTGTCAAGTGGGCAGACGAGAGCCGTGTCAAGTTCATCGAGAGTGAGAAGCAGGTGTATTCAGAGAAATACTGGTACGCGGGAACCTGCGACATCCTCTGTGAGATTGACGGGAAGAAGTACATTGGGGACATCAAGACCTCCTCCGGTATCTACGAAACCCACTTCTACCAGGCCGCGGCATACCAGAACGCATTACAAGAAATGGGGTACGGACAGATTGACGGTCAAATCATCATCAATCTCAAGAAGGACGGGACAATGAGGGTAGAGACCATGTACGGGTTTGAGGAGAACTTCAACGCCTTCCTCGCGGCTCTCACGCTCTATCGGACCGGAGAAAAATTAAAAGCAATAATTAAACCAGAATGGAAAAAGTAAGAATCACTCGGGTGGTCATAAAGGACACCGACAAGTCGGGTAGTCCTCTAAAGGACAAGAACGGTAAAAAAATGTGGCGTGTGGGCATACAAACTGACCGATACGGAGAGAAGTGGCTGTCGACGCTGTCCTTTAGACAGGACGATGCGTGCATGAACCTCAAGGCGGGTGACGAGGTTACGATGAAGGTCGAGAGCAAAGGAGACTTCATGAACTTCTCTCTCCCCACGAAGACGGACCTCCTCGAAGCGAGAATCTACGCACTCGAACACCGCGTACAGAAGCTTGAGGCGTCTCCGGTTGAAAGGGTGCCAGCAAAGATTCCGGGCACGGACGTCGAGTACCCGGAGGGACCAAACCCCAACGATGTTCCGTTCTAATGTGTGGGGACAAGAGAATATATAAATCTCGCAAGGAGGCGCTTCGTGTAATGCGTGGTGTCGGGAAACTAAGAGAAGTTGACCTCCGTGCGTACGAGTGCCCCCGATGTGCGGGGTGGCACCTAACAAAGAAACATGGTAACTATTGACACAATCATAGACTCGTTGTCTGGTTGGGTGGAGAATAAGGTGCCCGTCTCCCCGTCTACATGGCTTGACGGAGCACTCAAGATTACCGTCCTCCTTGGAACAGAGCAGGAGAAACTCTCGCTACTGGCTCAGGCTGTAGCCAAGAAAAAGGTCGAACTCATACAAGCGGGAGACTCGGTGGCGAAAGCCAACGCCATCATTGAAGCCTCTGATGAATACCGTGAACTGAAGAACCAGGAGGCCAAGCTCACGAGGATAGAAGAAATGGTCCGCCTGGCAAAGATTCAGGCAAGAATGGCGAACTCGGAGATGGGTTTACAATAACAGAAATCTGTGGTACTATGCAAACATCAGATACAAAGGTAAAAAAGGAAAGTACTGGACGGAGTTCTCTCAGTTCATACGACTTAGGGACACTGTTGTGTGGGGCGTGTGCGTTACGTGCGGCAAGCCTGGGGACGAGTTGTCTCTACAGGCTGGACACTTCGCCCCGGCGGCCAACTGCGGTTTCGCTTTGCTATTCTCAGAGGACAATGTTCACGGTGAGTGTGCATATGACAATGGATTCAATCCCGGGCACCTCATACAGTATAAGACCAATTTAGAGAAACGATATGGGAAACATTTTGTCCGTAGACTTGAAGAAAAATATAACGATTCTCGGTACCGAGGAAAAACCACAAAAGAGTGGTCGGACCAAGAGTATGAAGAAAACCTTAACCGTATTAGAGCCAAAATCAAATACCTGCGAAGTGTGCAAGGCTCCGACCTACCGCCGATGGAAATACTGCGAGAATTGCGTAGAATCGGTACACGAGCACGTCCGGAAGGAGATGGAGATAGCGAAGCTTGAAGAGGAGAAGGTGTTGCTTGAGATGGGCAACTACCAGCGGGCGGTAGACCTCTGCATAGCAAAGATGAATTTTGACCCGAGTAAATAGTTCTTCGTCGGTACATGACACAATACGTTGGAGAGGAGGGTTGTGGGGTAATTATCACCGAGCATCCTACGGTGAGGCATCTATAATAGTTTGCAAATCCAAAAATGCCCCCCACAGCTCTCTTCTTCAACAAGTAGCTTATGAGGTCAGAAGTCCCAATTCAATGACGTGGTAGGTTCTCATCAAACCTGCTTCCAAATCGAGTGATTCTCGGCATTGAGTGGGGACTCCTGCCCTTATAAGCGAGTAGGTGGGTTGATCACTGGAGAAAAGGAATGTGAATAGCTAGCTAGACCTTCGCGCGATATTCTCCAGTCGCCAGCCCATCTACACTCAAAGATAGGGAGGTTGAGAAAACAAAAATGAAAAAATATCAGATAATATATGCTGACCCACCGTGGGAAATGAAGAAAATAGAACGGCGAGTTCGCCCAAATCAAAAGGGATTTGATTATTCCACTATGAATGTAGAAGAGATTGCCACTTTGAAAGTGCCTACAAATGAAAACGCCTTCTTATTTTTATGGACTACGCAGACTTATTTACCCCGTGCTTTTGAGGTAATGAAAGCGTGGGGATTCAATTACCATTTGACAATAACTTGGGACAAAATGAATGGAATGACTCTTTTCGGATTCCACAGAAGAACAGAGTTTTTACTATTTGGATACAAGGGGCAAAAACCAAAAATGTTCCAACACAAAAACTCCTTTCCTTCCCTTGTTCAAGTGAGTTCTAAAAAACTACGACATTCAGAAAAACCCGCTATTTTCAGAAGTCTTATCGAGCAATACTGTGGCGACCTCCCTCGCTTGGAGATGTTTGCCCGTACTGCTACCGAGGGATGGGATGTTTGGGGCAACGAAGTAGAGAGTGATATTAAACTTTAGCCCCCCTGTCTTAGAGAAGATTTATCAACATAACAAATGAGAGATGAAAATGATAAACCAAGTTATACAAGGTGATTGCTTAGAGGTAATGAAGGATATACCTGATAAGAGTATAGATATGATTTTAACTTCACCACCCTATAATTTAGGTAACACACATCACACTGGCTGGAAAAGGCATAAAGCATACAATGACAATTTACCAGAAGAAGAATACCAGCACCAGCAGAAGCATTTTTTAGACGAATGTTATAGAATATTAAAAGATGAAGGAAGTATAATTTATAATCACAAAAATAGAATAAAAAATGGCACACAGATAACCCCTTATAGTTGGATATTAAAGACAAAATTTATAGTAAAGCAGGAAATAGTTTGGTTTAATGGGTCACAGAATTTTGATAAGATAAGATTTTATCCAATGACTGAAAGAATATATTGGTTAGCGAAATCACCCCAAACTAAATTATTCAATGCAATAAATCATCACGATTTATTTGATAAAAAAGAGTGGAAGGCAGTTGGGACAAATGGGCAACACACAAGAGCATTCCCTGAAAAGATGGTTGAAGATATATTAAAATGTTTCCCAGAGGCACTATTAGTTTTAGACCCTTATGCTGGAAGTGGCACAACTGGTGTAGCTTGTAAAAACCTCAACAGAAACTATATCCTAATAGAAAAAGAACCAGAGTATTGCGAAATCGCCCGTCAAAGATTATCCGCCCAACCTTATCCTTTATTCTAACCCCCCTTATCACCTAACCTAAAGAAGATGGGAATACATATAAACAAAAACATAAAAGCCGAAGCTGTCCGCAAAACAAAGGTTGAAACCACCTACGAGTACGTTCCTATTCTTGGAGAAATCCTCGGTTACTGGCGTAGGATAGACCAACAAAAAGTCGGTGAGAGTGTGGAGCTTCATATCAGAACCCCCCTCTTTCACTATGACAGGTTGGTGGTCAACGGAGTAAGTATAAAAATACCCACAGAAGTTATAACAGAATAAACCATGCCCACTCCAAAGAAAACAGAGAAGGAATGTTGCTGTGAGAAATGTAGTGACAGCGAAATGATGTCGGGTGGTATAAATTACACCTGCGAAAATCCATACTGTTCCTGCCACCCCACCCCACCCGATACGACAGAGTGGGAGAAGGAGTTGGGTAAACTTGATGACGCGGTTGAGTTTGAGTGGGGTATTGACAGTCCAGAGTATAAGACGTTTGAGAGGTTACTTTCCCTCCTCTCCTCTCAACGTGAAGCTCTTAGGGAGAAGGTGGAGAAGATGAAAAGAACAACCAAATGGGAGAAAAATATATGCAAACATTGTGGGGATTATGGTTTGGAAATTGGCGCACACCAGTGCGATTCATACAACCAAGCCCTCTCCGATGTCTTACAAGCCCTCAAAGACGGGGAATGAAAGTATTGAAATTCGCCTCTGTCGCCGTTTGTTATTTCGGGTCCGCCACTAGTTTCTGTTTCTCGTGTTTCGGATTGCCCACTAGCAACTGTTTCCCCCGCCGGTCGGTGTTGGGCAACCTCTTTTCCCCACACATTTGACAGCACGTCAAGTTTATTGTGCAAACAAAAAACCGACGTGTGATTGTAACGTCGGCTTTTCGCTTTTTGGCTTTTAGTCGTGTCTGATTGTTTTGTATTCAGTCTCTAACTCTTCGCCTTTTTGCCTTTTGCCTTTGTCTTTGAAACTCCATAACTCTTGCGTTTCCCCGTTCGGGTTTTCGTATACGAGCATATAACGCTCGTTGCCTTCTACTGGTGCGAACAAAATCGCTTTGCCGATTATATCCCGCCCGCTTCCGGCTTGGAAAACCACCTCTAAACTCTTGTTTCCCCCTTGTCCCTTACTAGCCCTTTCACTTGTTACTGTTGCGTAGAGTTTCATTTTAGTACGTTCCTACCGCTTCTAGTTCTTGGCGAGCCTCCTCGACCGCCTTTTGATGTGCCTCTCTCCCCTCCCCATATACTTTCACGCTCGCGGATATGTCGAGGGCGTCCATAATGAGCTCGAAGGCCTCTTGTGATATTTTCATACTAGTCCCACCATGAGCGAACCTGATAACCCCCACGGTTTGTGTCGGGCTTGATGTTCCACTCGTCAGCATGGGCGAGTAGTTTTTCAACATCCGACATTTCCCCGTAGGCGACAAAACCCTCCAGCCCCTCGATGCTCGTCCGAGCGTCCGGCCTTTCCTCGGTTACTATGTAACCATGAGCGGAGAGCTTCGGGAATCTTTTCATAATGTCCATGAACTCCGCCACCGTCGGGCTGTTGTTTTGCCTCTCTTCGAGGTCAATAAGCTGTTTTGTTTGCAATTCTTCCAACTTTTCAAGCGGTACGCCCGTAAAACGCTTTGTACCACCGCTCCATTCGTTGGGAAAACGGTCGTACAAAACATCGGGGATATACTCTTTCAATATCGCTTCTCTTTTTTCCATATTATTTTTTCAATGAGCGCGAACCAATCACTATTGCGCGGGGATTTTATCCCCCACAATCCCTATATAAATAAAGACAAGCGAGATAAAATCAGTTTTTATGTGGGCACGTACCCCCATTTAATTGCTTGCCGACATTGCAATTAAAACACATTAACTGCACATTGTTGGGGCAATTATTCTGTAATAAGTAACGATAAAGTCTAGCCCCCTCTAATTTTCTACCAGATTTTGCCTTGTAAGTGTGCCCGTCATTGTTTATGTGGTCTATCGTGAGAAACTTAGCCGTTGTCTCGTTGCAACATACGCAGCGTGCTCCGTATTTAGCCAGCACCTCCGTTCTGTACTTCAAACGGCGCAACCGGTTTTTAGTATTCTCGTTCTCTCTATTTCTTGGTTTCATATAACTAGGGTATTTCTTTCGGATAACGTTGATGTGTGCCTTGTGTTTTTGTTTGTATTCTCTATCTTTCAACCTCAACCTATCTCTATTAAGAACATACCAAGCACGTTGCTTTTCTTTTATTCGTTCCTTATTACGGATATAGTAGGCACGCATATATTCTTGCATTCACCTATTATACCACATTTTCAATGAACATACAACCAGTCTCACACGCCTAGCAATACGCTAGCAATAGAATAGGGTATATTTTTGTTAAACTTTGAACGCCTCGCGCTTTTCAAGCGGTACATTGTTTTTTATGTATGCTTTGCGCTTTGTTGTCTATCGACTCTCTAGCGGCTTGTAACGCGCCGCCGTCTTTTGGATTATCATAATCTCCATAATAACCCCAGCACGACTCGTCACCGTCTACCACGTAGCCGTACACGTTGCCGGATAGGTAATCATTCCATATATTCACTGTACCCTGTGCGATTGTTCGCGCCCCTGCTTTGCTTTTTGTCTCTTTTTTTGAGACAAGTACCGCGCCAACGTGTGAAGTGTCCCATCCATAACCATCGGCCGGGAACGTGTTTTCAAGTGATAATCTAACGCCGCCATGGATATAGGCCGATACCGCGAAAATGAAGTAATCTTTTAATTGTTCTATTTTCTCGCCCTGATACCACAAGCGCAATTTATCTTGTGTTATCACGCCGTCGTTTACTATCCAGCAGTTTCTATGATAATGCACTAGAAAAGCGCCGTTGTCGCACCATTCGCTAGGACTTTCTGCGTTTCCATCGGTAAAAATTTCTATCTTGTGGCCCCTGTATACTTCATAATATATTGCATCTGTCATGATGTTTTGTTATTTACCCCTATTCTATTGTCAACGTACCGCGGAACCCTTGCGGACTCCACAGGCCCCCCGACATTCGGAGAGCCTAGGAAACCACAAGGAACCTACAACGAACCCACAAACAGCAAACAGGACAAAAGAGCATCGGAGAACGATACCCCGTAACCCACATGCTCTACCCCTCCAACAACACACCGCGCACGAAACACATCCCCGTATTTTTGAATGGTCATATATTGTCACCAAAACCCGAAATGATAATAAGCCCCACAATCGCCCCGACCACGAACGGCCCGCGATGATTTATCACGAACGCCTGCGCGATGTAGAACGCTCTCACAACCGCCGGAAGTCTTTTGTACTTGTACATTTTGTTTCTGGTTTCTAACACAAACAGTATACACCCCTTCTGTATACATTTATCCACAGTTATACAATAGGACACACGAAAAAACTTTATGCAACATTTCCTCGCTCTCACCTTTACACAGCACAGTATTTGTGGTATAATTCGGTAATAGGATTTTTCATCCGCTCTCAAAGAAAAAAACAAAAAAATGGCCAAATACGTACGTAAAGGAATAAGAGCAACACCCAAACAGATAAAGACAACACACAAGCTCTACGAGAACATACAAAGCGAAAAGCCAAAGCCTCTAGCCTCTGTATTAGTGGAAAGCGGTTACAGTGTAGAAAGTGCAAAACACCCAGCACAAATCTTATCCGGTAAAGGATATAAGGCGATTTTTAGTGAAATTGGGCTTACGCCTGATTTTATTATCAAAGCGTTGCATGAGGATATAGAGAAAAAGCCACAGCGTAGACTAGGAGAACTCACGCTCGCCGCCGATATCCTCGGCATGAAGGACCAAAAAGAGCACACGAACACCGCTCCGACCCTCAATATCACGGTTGAGCATGTGAACGAACAGCCAAAACAGGGCTATATAGAGCCATCACAGGACGTTACGCTGTAGATATGTCGGACAATGTCTATTGTGCGACATATTGACAGTGTGTGAATTGTGTTGTGGAGGGGGGGCATGGGGTTTCGCGGTGAGAAAAGAGAGTACTTATAATTGCCCCACCCGCAAAAAACTAGTACCAACACATACTTACATTTATATACACCAGAATGAATAGATACGACGGGATACTGAAGATGGTACTTACCCTCTATGCTTGTCTTATAGGATGGAGTGTGTTGTTGGGAACATTTTTTTATTTTTTTTATGAATGAATACGAGAAAATGGGGCTCGATTGGCTTCAGGGGAAGGTGGTTATCTCTTCCTTTCAAGGTCTGAAGTTCAACGCAAAGCAGAAGGAGTTCATCAACGCGAAGGACCGTTTCAATTTGATTTCTGGAGGTATGGCTTCCGGGAAAACCCTGGCCTATATCGTGAAATTCATCCTTTTTTCTCAGTTTTTTCCCGGCTCCAAGCATTTGATAGGACGAAAAACGAAGGAAAACGCCCAGGATACGTTCATGAAGGACTTCATGGACATTTGTCCTCCAGAATTGTACGAACACCAGAAGGGGTATGGACGAATTGTGTTCTCCAACGGTTCGGAAGCTGAGTTTTGGGGACTCGACGCCCTTCAGAGTGGTGCCACGACTGACATCAAGAAGGCTGAACAGAAGCTCAAATCTCACAACTTTTCGTTTATTTGGATGGACCAGCTCGAGGAATCTGAGGAAAAGGTCTTCAACGCCCTAAACTCACGCTTGAGACGGAGACAGTGCAAGCACTCGGCGGAGGAACAAGAGGTTCACCGAAATGAGAAAGGAAACCCCGTGTTTGAGCTCTGTAAGGTCTGCGGGAGGGCGTCTTTCAACCAGATGAACATGACCACTAACCCAGCTAACTTCTGGGGCTATCAGTTCTTCAAGGTAAATCCCTCTCCGTTTTCTCATTTAGTGGAGACGTCTATGATGGACAACAAGGACTATCTCTCTGAGCAGTTTCTTCAGTCTGAGCTGGCCAAACCCAAGAGATACGTTCAGAAGTACGTGTATGGAGAGTGGTCCCCCGACTCCCTGGTTGAATCAGCCGTCTTCGCTGAGGACCACATCAAGGAGCAAGGAATCCATGTCCGACCTCCCGAGAGAGAGATAAACGGGATAAAGATATACAAGGAACCTGGGCTGTTTACTTACCAGGTCGGTGTTGACCCCTCGGACGGCTCCGTGGACCCCTGTTCTATTCAGGTGGTCTGCAAGGAGACCGGGGAGCTCGTTGCTTCCTTCTC